CTCGGCTTGTACGTCTGCAAATACGGCAGTTTGACGTTGCCTGAACGCCAACTGTCCTTGACGGTTGACAAACAGCAAGCCCCATTCTGTTTCACCTATTTGCTGCAGATACGTCAAGACGTTGGTGTTTGCGTCAATCTGCTGCGTGCCAAGCGTGACTAGCCCCGTGTCAATGTCTCGGTCAGCCAAGGGGTATGCCACCTCGCTGCGGTCAAGTATGGCGTTGATGCGTGCCGACGAAAGTTGGCTGGTTGGTGTCACGTCTGTGTTGATGAACGCAGTTGACAGCCTGCTGAAGTCATCAACTGCTGTGATGACGGCTGTTGATGTTCCTGTTGGATTCGGGTCATACTCAATGTCAATGTCTGCAATACGTCCAACAAACACAGTCACGCCATTGCAAATCAGCGTCACCTTGCGGCGAGGCGTAAGCCCTGACCGTCCTAGCGTGCTGTTCCAATACGGTCCTGACGTGTTGGTGGGGTCAAATCGTCTGTCGTCATTGCGCAACGTGACTGACAGCGTGCCAGCATCAAAGTCAGAGAAGTCATCTTTGCGTCCTCGGCTAACAGTGATTGACTGTGCATACGGCGACACGTCATCACCAAGCAACGTGCCACCCAAATAATCCTCATCAAGCACGCCATCACTTGCCGAATCAAGCGTGAACACATCTACGGGGAATCCCAACTCCATCAGCAAGTCAATGGACTCGCCCCACGTCATCGTGGTTGCCATTACGCCACCCTGATTGGGATTGCCCCGTTGTATCGCTCGTATTGACGCAGCGCATCAACGACCTGCTTGCCAATGTCTGCACCGTTCGCACCCATGCCTGCATTGACTGTGACGTTGATGGTCGTGCCCATTGCGCCTGCCCTGTCCAACGGAATGACTGCCTCTGGACCAGCCTCTCCAACAATGCCGAGCGTGGGCGACGTAACGACACCACCTCTCGCAAGCATGACAGCCTCAAATAAACCGCCACCAATGCCTGCCATGCCTAAACCAAACCCTGACACGGCAGCCGTTGCAGCAGCAGCCGTTGTTGCTTCTGCGGTCTGCGTCTCTGCACCAACCTGCTCAATAGCCTTGCGAATCGCATCAAACTGTGCATCAATCTTGCTGACAGCAGCAGCACCGCCAGCAGCCTTGCGTGCATCATTCACCTCTCGCTGCGCTTTGGCAACCTCATACAACGATTGCGCCTCATCAAACTGTGCTTTGGCAACCTCGCGGATTGCGTCAGCCTCGTCACGCTTCGCCTTCTCAACTGCACGCTCTGCCTCAGCCAAGGCATACTTGGCATCCTCAACACGCTTGGCTGCCTCAGCCTCACCGTCAAGCGCATCCTCAATCGCTTGCAATGCCTTGACCTCGTTCTCACGGGCTGCAGTCACAGCGTCAACGGCTTGACGCTCAGCATCTTTGGCTTGATTTAGTTCTGCCAATAACTCTTTGTAGAGGTCGCTGCTCTCATACACACCGTTCAACATCTGGTCGTAGTTGTCTGTCGCCTGCGTCAGTGCATCCTGTGAGTCAACCTGCGCCTCTTGTGAGTCAATCAAACTCAACTTCGCTTCAGCGAGCGCAATCTCCGCCTCACGAATCTGTTGCGGTGTTGCCTCTGCATCTGCACGTATCTCTGCCAACTCAGCCTCAGCATCAACGATTGCGAACTGTGCCTTCTCCAAGTCATACGCTGCACGCTCATTTGCTTGCTGTGCATCAGCAAGTTCTCTTGTTGCCTTCTTGCCTTGCTTGCTGGCTGCGCCATAACCATTGACGGCGGCATTGAACGCTTCTTGCGCTTTGGCAACTGACTGCGTTGCTTTAGCGAGTTTCTCCTGCGCTGTCTGGGTTGCTTTGATGCTGTTCTTGTGCGACTTGCGTGCGTCAGCCGTCTTGCGTTCTGCATCGGCAACGCCTTTGACTGCTGCGGTCACAGCGTCATTGGCTTTGGCAACATTGCGCAATGCGTCTTGCACGCCTTGCTGACTGTCCTTGACCTTCTGCTGCGCATCTATGACACCTTGCGTTGCGTCTTTGACGGCCATCTGCGCACGAGTCAACGACTCCAATGCTTGTCGGTAGTTACCAAGTTTGTCTGCGAGTGATTTGGTGCTTGCGCCTGCACGTTGCGTCGCCTCAAAGGCAGCCTTGGCTTTCTCATTCCAATCCTTCAATGCGTCGGTTGACTGCATGCGGTAATAGTTCTCAATGCGTTGTGCTGAACCTGCAGCAATGAGCGCACCCGTCAAACGGAACACCTTGACGCTTGCATCATCTGTTGCTCCGGACAGTCCTTTGGTGGCTGCCTCTGCTAATCCGAGTTGCGCCTCGTAGCGAGCAATGATTGTGTTCAGGTCTTTGTATGCACGACTGTTCACGTCAAGCGTGACGGCATGCGCCTTCATGGCATTGACAAGGTCACGGGCAGCAGCAGGACTTGCCTCAACAAACTGCCTGAACGCAGCGTCAACGTCCTCAATGTCGGCTTGCAGCGTGCCAAACGGCAGTTTGATACCTGTCTCAATCTCCCGTCCGAAGTCTTTGAACGTGAACGTGTCCTTGAACTGCTCAACGATGCCACGTGTGCGTGTTGACTCTGTTTGCACTACCCGAAAGAAGTTCTCAACCACAGCAGTTGAGTCACCCGTGCCATCACGCCATTCACCCAAAGAGGCTGCAGTCTGGTCAAACACTTTCTTCTGCTTCTCTGCTGCACCCGTCAAACGGTTGAGCAATGCAACTGCTCCTTCGGCTGCCGCAATGCCAACAAGAGCAACTCCCATGCCTTTGATGGCGGTGGTTGCCATACCAACAGCACGAGAGTTCTTGACAACCTCAATCTCCATGAGTTTGGTGTAGAGCGTGTGCAGTTTGATTGCTGCATTGGCAGTCACAATGGCTGCAGATAGCACGCCAACTGCGCCAGCCAGCACCATGACGACGGTTGTGTTGCGTGCGCCGAACTGCGCCACGCTATTCAGACCGCCTACCAACTTCTCAAATGCCGGCAACAATGCCGTGCCAATGTTCTGGCGCAAATCGCTCAACGAGTTGCGGAATGCCTGCATGCTGCCCTCAGTCGTATTGCGCAGCGACTCATTGAAACCGCCATACGTTGAGTTGAGCACCTGTACCAACGCTGCTGAACGCTGCGCCTCTGTGCCGTTCTCTATTTGTGCTTTGGTTGCATCATCAAGCACGAATCCGACACGAGTGAGCGCACCGAACTGTCCGTTGAGGGCTTGGGCAAGCCCGTTCGTCATCTGCTTGAAATCGTCTGCCGTTGCTGCTGCACCTTTCTCGGCGAGCACATAGTCAACAATCGCTGGCGTAAGACGCTCAATCGTGTCCGCTTGCAAGTCAAACGTCGCCAACTGCGACTGCAGCACCGTCACATTGCCTGCAGCAACCACACCGACGGTCTGCAACGCCTGTGCCTGCTCATTGAGCGCAGCAACCTGCGCCATTGTCGCCTTGCCTGTAGTTGTCAGGATTTGCGATAGACGCTGCTGCTCTGCCTGACTGTCAATCGCTGCCTTGATGCTCAAGCCTGCTGCAGCCGTCAATGCACCCAATGCACCAACGGCAGGCAGCGTTGCCTTGCTGATTGCGAACTTGACACGGTCTGCGCTTGTCTCAAGTTTGCCAAACTCTTTGATTGCCTTCTCTACGCCTCTGCCATCAAATCCAGAGACAATGTTGATACCAACAGCCATTAGTAAATGCCTCCAATGCCTTCACTCAAACGACGTTCTGTCTCACGCTCAAGTTTGTTGACAACCTTCTGCACAGCCTTCTCAATCATCGGATAGTTGCGCTTGACTGCTGAATACATCACACGACTGCGGAAGCCGTATTTGCTGCTCTTGGTGCGCAGTCGCTTGTCCAAGTTGTAGACAAACTGACTAGAAAGACTTGCGCTGCCAGCCGTGTCATACACCTGACCGCCGCCGTTCATCTGTTGGATTCGCAAGATGCGCTGCCCACCACTACGAGCCTGACCCGTGCCAGCAACAGCCTTCACGCCACGCCCAACAAGACTTGGCGAATACCCTGGCAAGCGAGACGGTCCACGACGGCCAGAGCCGTGCCATCGCTCAAGCGGCTTCTGTTTAGGGAACGCATCACCCACCACCTTTGCCAAAGGCTGCCCTGCATCTACCATCTCTTTGCGCAGAGCGTCGTATGTCTCTTTCTCCATGAGGCGCAGCGCACGCAGCGTCTCGTTGATGCCTGTCGTTTGTATGCCAAACTTCAAGCCTTCGCCCTGCACCTGCAGAACGCTTGCATCTACTTTGGATTGGCGAGAGCGCGGCATGGTCTGCCAATCGTATCTCTACCTGTGCTTACGTTGCGTCTGCTTCGCTCTGTGACGCAAATAAGCAATCATCGTGTTGATGACTGATTCTGGCTCGTGCAGTAGTTGGTGTGGTGCAACTCGGTACTCGTACGCAAGATGCACGAGCAGCCAAGTCGCTGAGTCGTCGCCTAACTTGCCAAAGGGTTCTCACCCGATTCACGCACCGTCACGTTGCTGACTGTGCGAATCCAATCAGGGTCAAACTTTGCTTTGGTCTTGTTGCTGTGCGTGAGTTGCGACCACGCCAACCATGCGAGGTCGGTGAGGCGCAAGTCCGTCTCAAAGCGTGCCACGCTGCGATTCCATGTGCGCTCAAAGGCAACGAAGTCGGCAAAGACTGCGTCAACGTCCTCTGACTCGCCCGTGTGGTACTCAACTTTCAATGCAAGACGCATTGCTGTCTCCTTAGTTGCGAGATGTTATCAGGAAGTCGCCTTGGCGAGCGAGCCGCCTTGGAACGAGAGCGAGGTGGTGCCGAGTTCGCCGACAGCGCCGTTGATAGGCGTATGGGTTGCAAGGTACGCACCCGTGATGGTGTACGACGGATTGGTCGCTGATACTGCGCCAGAGGTCGGCTTGAACACGAGTGTGGTCGTGGTGCCAACAAGTGGGTAGATGGTTGCTTCCACGTTGGATGCCGAGTAGTCCTGCTGCAGTTCCACATCGCAGGTGACGTTGCCGAGACCTTCGCCGAACTTGCGCCACGAGTCACCGAAGGCTGTGACCTCTACGGCTTCTTTCTCGTAGTTGATGGTGACGCTGGTGCTACGGGACTCCAGAGCAACCGAGTTGATTTCAACGGTGACGTCGGTGAGGACAATCTGTGCCATGTCTTGTTATTCCTTGTCTGCTGGTTGTGATTTGAATGACTTGATTGGCTTGGCTGCGATTGCCTCAATGACTCCACCCTCAACGAGAGCAGGAACATTGAGTCCAGCAAGTTTCTCGTCGTTGATGGTATCACCCGGCTTACCAAGCGAAGTGTTGTTTGAGAGGATGCGGTAAGTGGTCATGATTCTCCTAGGCGTGGACTTGGCAGGTAAGTGTTATCTGCAAGAAGTCTGCGTCACCTTGCGTCACGGCGCTGATACTTGCACCGTTGCTCAAGATGAGTGTCTTAGCCACACCTCCTAGCGTTCTATCGCCTTCTATTGCCTCTCTGACGCTGGTTGCGCCCGAGTAGGACAGATAAGTGTCTAGCAGGTTGTGTGCCGTTCGGTCTGTGTATCTGCCAACAATGACAGCGATTGTCCAGTCCATGACGACATCGCCGCCACCCATTGCTTTGTGGTACGTGACTTGTTCAAGTGTTGGGAATGCGAAAGGCGGATTGAGTTGTTCAGGTTGATAGGTGTAGGTGCGTAGACCTGAGATGGTTGCAAGACGTGTGGCTAGTCCTGTTGCAATCTGATTGACGGTGGCAGGCATTAGGCAACCGCTAGGAGACGGTACTGATTGAGCATGTCTCGTACGTCGGGGTCAACTGCACGGACTTGGATTGCCATGTCGTTGAATCCCACGATGCCCAAGGCTGCGTTGTAACGAGCGAATCCGCGGATTGACAACAGTACGCATGCCTCACGAACGTCGTGCGGCACAGCATCCCAGCCCCATTCAGCGGTCACTTGCAACAGAGGTTGGTCGGGGATTGCTTGTGTTGGGAATGTCTTGCCACCAATGGCAACGATGCGACGGTATGGGAAGCCGTTGAGTGACGCATCAAGAGGCTCTAGTTGATAGTCCGTGCCTTGAACCCACGTGTCCTCAAATGTGCCATCTGCATCATCGTCTGTCTTGACTGTGATTGACGTGTTTGCCATGTCGTTGGTTGGCACGTTGTAGTAATCAAATGGGTACATGCTGATGGCTGTTGATGCAGTCTTGTAGAACCATCGTCCGCAATAGCCGTCAATGCGACGTGATGCGCCTTCAATACTGCGTTCAAGCAACGTGTCGTCCACGTTGTCTGTCAGTCTGAGTGCTGCCTTGACCTCAGCCAACGAGCAATAGCCATTGACGATTGCCACGTCTACTTCTTCCGCTTGCGTGCTTTGGGTGGCGTTGCTCGCTCAGTCCCGGGGGCAAGTGCTGTTGTTTCTTTGGCAACATAGCCTGCGAGTTTCAGCGTCTCGTCAATAGCCTCTACACGCTCAGTCAATCCGCGACGAACGTATCCATCACGCTCTACGAGCAGGGCTTCAATCAGTTTGTTGTTCACGTTGACCTCTTACGGGTGACGCAGCGAAGGGGAGAATGCTGCGCCACCCGTCAAGAGTCTAGGCGACGTTAGAAGGTCGGAGTGACCAGACCCGTGCCCGAGATGGCAGCCCATGCGTTGGGGTAGCGATTCGCTGTGTAAGCGGCGTAGCCGTACACAATCATCGTCACGTCCAACTCGGCAGCCTTCGGCTGCTCAAAGCGCAGCATCATCGGCTCGCCCGAGCCCTGCTCCCAGAGGTGCAGTTCTTGCGTGTTGCCCACGAAGATGGTGTCTTGGTTGGTGCCAGCACCTTCAACGATGGAGACGTTGGCGTC